TACCTTCTATTATAGTATTTGATAGATTAACTCGGACTATTGTAGCAGAGTACACAGGCCGTACAGATGATCCAAAGTTTTTCTACGAGGTATGTAGGCGATTGTTAATGTATTACAAAGCTACAGGAATGTACGAGCAAAACTTTATTGGGTTATTTAATTACTTTGTTCAGAATAACTGTACGTTCTTGTTAGCAGAAACACCTTATCAACTTAGAAACTCTGATACATATAAAGTAGGGAGTAACACATCAAAAGGAATTTATAACTCTGGTAGAATTAATGACACAGGGTTAGATTATATTAACTCTTGGCTTATGGGGCCTATCTCTCCTAATAACGATAACCTTGTGTTAAGTACAATATTATCCCCTTCTATATTAAAAGAATTAATTAGATGGAACCCAAAAGGAAACTTTGATAGAGTTTCTGCGTTAATTATGTTATTTTGGTACGATGAGACGATGCATAAAGCTAAAAGAGAGGAAACAGAACAAAGAAATACGTTTTTAGAGAACAAATACTTTACAAAACGTGGAACAGGTAGTAGAAGAAGATTTTTTTGATTAATTTTGCAACATGGCTAAAAACTATACAGGACAAGCTGACGAGAATACTAAATATACTGGTTACAACTTCCCCCATCAGAAAATATCAGACTCTAAGAAAAACGAAGAGTGGTACAAGAAGTGTGTCGACTTTGCAGAAGGTCTGGTAGGGAGTAACGAATACTACAGAGGAGAGTTTGGCAATAAGACTGAGAACTATAATCTTAGAGCAAATGTTATTGATGTAAAAAACTTTGAAAGATACATTAATCCCGCACAGCTAGATCTAGATAGTTTTCCTGCTAAGTTTCAGCATGTTGGTATAGGTAATGCTAAAATTGACCTACTAATAGGAGATTACATTTCTAGAAAAAGAGAGTTTAAAGTTTATATATCAGGTAAGGACGAAGACTCTAATACTAGAAAAGAAGAAGAATTAAAAGAAAAGTTATTTGAAAAGACTTTAGCTATTCTAGCTAAGAAGCCTGATGACCAAAGTGTACAGAAAGAAGTAGAAAAGGTTAAACAATTTATGACCTATGATTACCAAGACCTTGCAGAAAAAACAGCTAATCTTATTTTAACAAGAGAGTATAAAGAAAATAACTTTGAGTTTTTATTCCGTAGAACCTTTGAAGATCTTTTAGTAGCCGGAGAACAAGTTATACAATGTGACGTTTTAGGAGGTAAGCCCGTTATGAGAAGGATTGATCCTCGTAATGTCTTTACTATGGGAGGAGGCTCTTCACTGTATTTACATGAAAAAGATATTATTGTAATCTACCAATATCGTTCTTTAGGGCAGATCTTAGATGATTACTGGGATAAGCTTACAGATAAAGATGTAAAGATATTAGAAACAAAAAACAATTACCGTGCTGACTCTTCTTCGTCTAACAGAGGGGACTTAGCTACTCTAGTATCTAACACTGGGCAAATTACTGGCCCAGACAACGGATCAACAACTGATGACAATATTAAACTTATTTCTCCTGACAGTGTTCAGAAACATGCCTTTGGAGGGGATATTAATGAAAGAGGAGAGATTAGAGAAGTTACGGTATATTGGAGATCTAGACGTAAAATTGGAAGACTTACTTACATAGATGAGCTTGGCGACGAACAGATTACATATGTAAATGAATACTATAAGCCTATTAAAGAAGAAGGCGAGGTTGTAAAATACATGTGGGTTAATGAATGGCTACGTGGTACTAAGATTGGTCCAAGCATTTATACAATGATGGAGCCTGTAGCGCACAGCTCTAAGTCTATGACTAATCTTTCATCAGGTACTCCACCTATTATAGGTATGAGTACTAATACAAACGGCTACAAGGTTCAATCCTGTATGGATTTGCTTAAACCTTTTGACTATGCTTATGATATTGGTTTTTGGAAACGAGAGCTTGAGATAGCTACATTTAAAGGAACAGCTACAGCCGTAAACACAGCTTTAATTCCATCTGGTTGGGATCCAGCAGAGTGGTTACAATATACTGCAGTTGATAAGATAATGTTTCTTGACCCTACTCAGGAAGTACTGAAAGGACCAGCTCAAGGAAAAGCAGCAGGAGCCTTTAATACCTTTATTACTCAAGAAGTTTCTATGGGTGCTAATCAATCTGGTATCCAGATGTTGACTAACTACCTTGCTAACATTGAAGCTACCATGGGTAAGATAGCAGGTGTACAAGGAGCCAGAGAGGGAGAAATTGGTACTCGAGAAGCTGTAAGAAACGTACAAGCAGAGATTACTCAGTTTGCTAAAGTAACAGAACGTTGGTTCCAACTTGACTCTGAGTTCCGCAGACTAGTACTATCTAAGTATTTAGAAGCATGTAAGATTGCTTATAAAGATAACCCACAGAGAGGATCATTCTTGCTTGACGATCTTGGCCAACAGTTTGTACAACAGTATAGCGAATTCTCAGAGACTGAGTTTGATATTCATGTAAGTGATTCTAATAGCGATACTCAGTTATTTAATGACTTACGACAGCTAGCACAGGCAGCTATCCAAAACGGTAACGCACAGATAGCAGATCTTGTATCTATATATACATCAGGTTCTTCTCAGAATATTGCACGTAAGTTAAAAGATTCATCAGAGCGTATGGCTCAACAGCAAAAAGAAATGCAACAGCAGTCGCAGCAGTCAGCTCAACAGATGAAGCAAATGGAGATGCAAGACAAACAGGCTGAACGTGAGTTTAAGGCTATGGAAAAACAAAAAGATAGAGACTCTCAAGAAAAAATAGCAGAAATGAGAGCTGACGCAGTATCTTTAAGAGGAGATGCAGATAGAGATGGTATACCAGATATGCTAGAAGTAGAAAAAGCAAGACAAAAAGGTATGATAGACAGCAAAAAGTTAGAATTAGAACAAAGAAAGCAGTCTGAAAACGAAAGAAACAACAGAGTAAAAGAAGAATTGAGTAGGAATAAACAAAAACCATAGGGAAAAACCATAGGCCTTGAGAAAATCTGTGTAAACCTATTAGAAAGTTTGTGTTTAGTATATTAATTTTGTAAACGAATAATAAAGAGCTATGGCTACAAATCCATTTGAAGGAGTTCAGTTGGTTACACCAAATACACCAACAGAAAACTCCGATGACAAACCATTAAACGAAGAGGCTTCTAAACAAGAGACCTCTGCAACTGTCCCTCCAGGAATCATTGATCTTACAGGTCTTGAAGATGAGAGACCGTTCCTTGAAAAAGTTAGACAAGAGTCTACCGGTACATTTACTACTGAAGATCCCCCAGGAGCTAATACTACTAATGACGGCGAGCCAGACACTGTCTACTCTGCTTTAGTTAAAGAGCTTCAAGATAAGGGTATCTTAGAAACTAAAGACGGAATAAGAGTTGAGTCAGCAGATGATCTTGCTGCTCTTTTTGATGAAACCCTTAATTCTCGTTTAGAAGAAAATGTAAACGGATTCGTACAAAACTTCTCAGGACATAAAAAAATGTTCTTAGAAATTGAAGATGCATTCGATGATGAGCTTGTAGCAATGCGAGTTGCTAGAGACATTGAGTATTACAATCAAGTAACTCCTGACGTTCTTGATGCTGAAGAAAATGTTCAAAAAGATATTTTTTCAAGATATCTTAGAGCTAAAGGAATGAATGCATCTGAAATTGCAGAATCTCTTGAAGAAGCAACTACTCTTGCTAAGCTTAGTGAGAAAGCACAAGCAGCACTGCCTCAGTTAAAAGCACAGGCACAGCAGTTTGTTGCAACTAAAAGAAAAGAAAAAGAAGAACGTGTACAACGGCAAACAGAAAAAGAAGAAGAATCTTTTAAAACTCTGATTGACTCTGTAGACGGGCTAAACGAAATTCTACCAGGAGTGGAGCTAACTACTCGTCATAAAACTGCTATGAAAAAAGCAATGACAGATGTAGCTTATACCGATCCAAATTCAGGGGCTCAGTTTACTGAGTTGGGGCATAAGCAAAATAGCAATCCTCAAGGATTTGAAAAACTTATTCAATTTTATAATATACTTGGTCTTTTCAATACTGATAGAGATGGGAACTTTAAGCCGGACATGGGTAAGGTTTCTAAAATGTCAGAAAAGCAAGTAAAGCGTAAATTAGATGAACTAATAAGAGAACAACAACAAACCTCTATACCGGGTCAAAAAAGTTCTGCTGGTACAAAGCTGAACCTTTCATTCTGGGATGAAGCGTTTGGTGAATAAATAATAATTTAATTAATTTAATTTTTGTAAAAATGCAAAAACTTTTCAACACTCAACTTTATCGTCCGAAGGATTTTAAAGGCCTGATTGCTGACAATCACTTTTACGAGTTGCACCAGCAGAGACCTCAACTCCTTGACAAAGCGATTCAGCAAATTTATCAAACGAACCTACAAGGTTCAATGGTAAACTTCGTTAACCGATTCCCAGAAATGGAAGTAGAATTAGAAAACGGATTCTACCAATGGATGCTTAAAGGTCAAGAAGACAAAAACGTACCTCTTGTGGATATCACAGATGAAGGAGGTACTACTTTAACAGGAGCACAAGGTTCCAACCGTCAAAGAATTCGTCTTGTATTCTCTGAACCAATGTTCGAAAGAACTAACGTTCTTAAAGGAGAGACTGACGATTATCACTTCCTTGTAAAAGAAGTACATGAAGAGGGATCTAGATACTCATATGAATGTGAGCTTCTAAATGATGACCTTAACATTTCATTCGTAGTTGGACAAGATATCTCTGTAGGAGATCGTTTCTCTAAGTTTTACGATCTTGTACCTGGTACTCTTTCTTACGAAGGTGCTGAGCCTTACTTTACTTCTCCATTCAAAATGCAGAACCGTCTGTCTATGTGCAGAATGCAGTACAAAGTACCTGGTTCAAGTATTGAGAAAGGACAGAACGAACCATTAGAGTTCCCGTTCATGTACAGAGGTCAAACTGAGTCTGTATGGATTAACTACATTGATCTTGTAGTAATGTATCAAGCCGAAGAAATGATGGCTCGTGCGTCTTTATATGGTAAGAA